AGTATCCCAATTTGTATATAGTAATACACCAGCAGCTACAAGTGCAGTTATTGCAGCTACTACCCCTAAAACGGGTAATGCTATTGCTCCAATACTTACAGTCATTGTTCCTGCCAAAGATGCTAATGTCATTACCAATGGAGCTATTCCAGTAAGTATCCCCATTAATATTCCCAATGCTGATACTATTGCAGTTATAGTTGCTGCTAATTTCGGATTATTTGATACCCATTGAGCAAATTTACCTATCAAATTAGATATAATTTCAAGAAGCGGTGATAATGCTAATTTTAAATCTGCAAGAGCAGTTTGGAATTGTATCATTGGATCAGAATCTAAATCAGATATTGCACCATTTAAATCATTTTGATTCTGTTCTGCTGTTTTTAGATTATCATTCATTCCTAAGATTGTATCTGTAATTTTAGTTCCATTTTCTTCCCAGAGAGTTCCCCAAATAGTAGTACCTATTTGATTTTGAAGTGTAGCATCATCAATATTAGATACAGCTTGAGCTAATTCCTGCATTGCAACTGAACCTTCTGAACCTCCTGCCGCAATATCTTTTCCCCAATCGCTTAATTGTTTCCCTGAGACATCTATTTGTGCAAATAATTCTTCTAATTCTGGACCTACACCTTGTGCTATCTCAGACATTACAATTCTACCTTCTTTTAGCCCATCCAATAAAACATCAATATTCCATGTACCCGTTTCTACCCCTGCTGCCATTATTCCTTGAATTTCTTCTGCACTATATCCAGCTCTAGCTAATTGACTTCCATACTCTGTTATTATATCTAACTGATCTGGAGGAAAACCAACTTTTAATAAGCTATATGTTAGAGCTAATGCTTCTTGATCTGTTATCCCCAAATTCGAAGATAACTCATTTGTTTCCTGTATTAATTCAGTAAAATCAACATCTCCATAAGCTGATACTATAGCTGCGGCTCCTTTTACAACTTCTGAATTACTTTCATCGCTTGCATCTTTATTAAGCGCCCATTGCCTGCGCACTCCTTCTAATGCTGATTCAGCATCAACTCCATAGCTTGTAATATTATTTATTGCTTCTTTTACTGATTGTACGGAACCTTCATCAAGTTGCATAGAAATAGATAATTTTGTATTTAAACTTGATGTATCAAAAGCATCTTCTATTACTTGAGATATTCCTACACCAGTAGCTGCTCCAATAACTAATTGAGATAATCCACTTTTTAATTCTCCAACCTTGTCTTCTGCTTCTTCTGTTGATTCTCCCAATTCTTTCATGTCTTTTTTTAATTTATCAACATTACTTCCATCATCTATTTTAGACAATGATTGCTTTAATTTTTTTATAGAACTTTCAGTAAATTCTATTTCCCTTTGAAAAGATCTATATTGTTGTTCTCCAATATCTCCATTTTTAAATTGTTGTTCGACTTGACTCTGAGCACTCTTTAAACCATCTAACTTTTTTGAAGTTACTTCTATCTGTTCTGATAAAAGTTTTTGTTTTTGTGCTAAAGCCTCAGTATTCCCAGGATCAAATTTTAAAAGCCTATCAACATCCTTTAATTCTTTTTGTATATCTATGCTTTGTTTTGTAATATCTCCTAATGCCTTTTTAAGACCTGTGGTTTCTCCATCAAGTTCTATTGTTATACCTTTTATTCTATCTGCCATATGACCTCCTTTCTAAAGGCTAAAAACTATCAAAATCAGATTGAGTTGCCTTTCTATTTCTAGATTTTTTAGGATTATTTATATCAACATATTCCTGCATATAATCCAGGCACATTCCTATAGTCATAACTTCCATATCGTCTAATGTTAGCTTTGATTTTCTGCACAAAGAAAGGAACAGCTCAGTAGTCATTACTTCACTGTTCCTTGTATCTTCATTTTCTATTTTTTTTTACCCTGTATACTAGCCACAATTAGATCTTGTATTTGCGGAATTATTTCAAATAGTGGAAACTCTTCAAAAGTATCAAGCCACTCTAAAGGTTCTGGAATTTTCTTATCAGCGGTTTTAGCTAACACCCATATAATGTTGTAAAATGTATTGAAGTCTATTTTAGCTAAAGTTTCAGCTTTATTTTTTGTTTTCTTGATTTTTGTTAATTCTTCCATTTTGAGTATTTCTGAAAAATAATCTCTTCCAAACTGTGCTTTATATCTTAATGGTGTTGCTGCTGTAGATTTAAAGCTTACTTGCTTACCATCAATTTCAATAGTCTTTTCCATACCTAACCTCCTTAAGCTACTACCTTTTCATAAACTTTTGTATACCAAGCATCATAAATTTTAGCTGGTGTAGTTGTCGTAGTTTTTGTTTTTACTGCATAATCTCCAGGTCTAGGACTTGAAACAAATGATAATTCTACTGTATTAGGGTCTGTTTTATCAGTTTTTGTAGCTGAACTAACTTTTGGTCTAGATGCTTTACAATAGTACATTAAATGTCTTATGGCTTTTACATCTCCAGCAAATTCAAACATAAGCGCAAAATATGAACCTGTAGCAGTAGATTTTTCTGTTATTACCAAATCTTCAGAATCTTTTTCTTCTCCAAGTATTTCTGTAAGAAAATCTTCAGTAAGATTTGCCAATGTTAAGCTTCCATCATAACCTTGGTTGTTATCAGCAGAATAATACAACATATCATCCGCATAAAATTCTGTCATATCACCTCTTGGATCTAATGATAACTCTGTATTTCCTGGCAATGCTTTTGGTGTTGCATATGTTATTTCTCCATCTTCACCAATTGTTATTTTTGCATAATGTGCATTTTTAAGACCAAATGTAACTTTATTTTCACTCATGTTATATCAACCTCACTTCATAAATTTTTTGTAATAATTGCTCTGAATCAATCCATGTTTCGGTTGTTTCGTAAGCAATTTCATTTGTATCTAAAATATCTTCTAATATTTTCTCTGCTTGCAAATCTTTTTTATTTGTATAAAGTTCAATTTGTAAATTATCAATTTTATTATAGATTTTATTATCTGCTTTAAAATTACTACTATAAGCACTCACATATGTTATATAAGGAGGATTAGGCAGCGGATTATTAGGAGTGTCAGTAAAATGCGAATAAGCCACTGGATAACCAGTAGCCTTTAAGATTGTATATATATCACTTAATATCACCCCTTAATCACCTTCTTTACACCTTCTAGGAATTCATCATTTATTTGTTCCTCTACGGGTCTTATATGTGGTTTCCCTGCAACTCTTCCACCATTTCTTTTTGCATGTCCATATTCTAGCAAATGTGTACGCTGATAATTTGTCTTATTATAAACAACTTCTTTTCCATCAATATTTTTTTCTGTCCATCCTTTAGCATATTTACCTGTTTTACCTTTAGGACTTCTTTCTTTTAGTAATTGAACTGCTTTTTTGCCTTTATCTTTCTTTTCTTTTTCAAGTGCTTCAGTAATTTCATCTGTATAATCTGTTAATGCTTTTGCTATTTCATCTGCTAAATTTATTTTAGCCATTACCTGCCACCTTCTCGCACGTTAACTCTAACTCTTCCATATTCTTTTTATATGTTTTCATAACCTTATACCTTTGTTTAGGCTTTTCATCTTCGCTAAATTCAACATAAGTTTCGCCATTATATTCATAAGGATGGACCACAAATATATAACTTGGCTTAAGTCCATTAGCAGCAGCTTTATAAAACTCTGTTCTACCTATAGATTTCATATCACAAAATATATCAATTTCTTTTGGAGTCTCTACAGGATTTCCAATATCATCATAGGTTACATCTGTTGAAATTAATGTTAATCCATAATCACCTATCATTATATAGTACCTCCTTTAGCCTTCTGATGAATAACTAAATTATGCAACCTTAATTGTAGGTGCCTTGGCATTGCTCCATCCTTATCCTTACTTTCATATCTCCATGTAGCATAATCTACAATAAAAAGAAGATGATAAGAGTTAGTACCATCTAGCACTAACCCCTGTTCATCTTCTAACTCTTTAACTACACCGTTTATAATAGCCTGTAAGTAAGTATCTCTTACAGTTGTACTTATACCCAACTTAGCCTTTACAAGTCCGAGGATTGTTTCTGTATTCATTATTAATCCTCCTTATTCATTTTCATTATTTGGTGGATCTCCTGCTGTTTCCTTTAATGCTTCTTCAGCTTTTAAAGCTTCATCTTTTCCTTTTACTTTTTCACCATTAGATAATTCATAATATCCCCCACCTATATGATTAGGATATTCAATTACGTTATCAATCTCCTTAATGAGTTTATCATTTATAGAACTAATTGATGCAAATCTTTCTACTGATAAATCGAACACTTCGCCTTCAATTCTAATTTTCTTACTTACACCATCAACAAAAGTTTTTAATACTTTAGCTTTCACTTTTAATCATCTCCTATGAATTTGTATTAGCACTATCTGCTGCAAATGTTACTGCTGTCGCACTTGGTACTGTAGCACCATCTTTCTGGCTTATATTTATAGCGATAAATCCCTCTCCAATTACTGGTCTACCATCATATCTAGCAGTACCTTTAAATACTGTATTATCTTCTATAAACTGTACTTCTGTTGATTGAGCTAATGTAGCACCTGCTCTTTCTACCAATAAATAAAGTGAACCATATCCGCCAATAATAACATCATCTGGAATAAAATCTAATTCAACAATATCACCACCAACAATAGGCATTGTATTGCTTTGTCCTGTTACTATTGCCCCAGCAGCATTAATAGTCAATGCTTTAGCAGTTAATGTTGCTTTAGTATTTGTACTCATACACCAGAACTTTCCACCATTAGAATAATTAGATTTAGCTTTTCCGCACTTAAGAATTAAATCTTTATAGAATAAAACATCTGTATTTGCTGCTGGATCTATTAACAACAAATTGCTTGTGTGTAAATCAGTCCAAGTTTTTTCACTTTCTCCCCAATAAGAAGGCTTAGTAGTTTCAGCAAGTCTTTTTACAATACCTATTGGCATCTTTGTTCCTGTACCATAAAGAATAGCCTTATCTATTGCAATACCGATTGCTTGGCTAATGTTGTACATAATTTCATTTACTAAATCAAGATCTGAATCTTCTAATAAAGCATTTGGAGCTGCAATAAATCCACCTACTTTATATCCATCAACTTCAACTTGATTAAAACTTATGTTTAATTCATTTAGTTTTCCATAAGTCTCCATCCAAATACCTTCTGGAATTGTTCCAGCAATATTTTGTCTTGCCTTACCTTTAATTGGTTTTAAATTAACTTTTGAAATTAATTTAGAATACTGATTTAAAGTATCTCTTAAGATATCTAAGAATACTGTTGGTATTCCAAGTTCTCCACCAGTAACACTTCTCTTTTGTTCCATAAATTCTCTAGTTCTAGTTACAAATTCCTTTACTTCTTCTCTCTCAATTAAATTTTGAACTGCTGCTCTTTCCATTCCATTAAAGAACTTACCTCTAATTTTCATACTGTTTACAACTCCTTTACTTCTTTCATTTCCTGTAGGTGCTGGTGCTGGATTATTTTCAGGTTCATTAGCATTTAACTTTTCTAATTCACCCTCAAGATCTGCGATTTCACCCTCAAGTTTTCCTTTCTTTTCATCTAATTCTGATTGCTCTGAATCAAGTTTGTTTACTTCTTCCTCAACTGCTTCTATTTCTTCATCTGTTTTAGCCTCTTCTAAAGCTTTTTCTAATTCTGCTGATCTAGTTGTTAAACCTTCTTGTTGTGTTTGTAATTCTGTCAAACTAGATTTCCTTTGTTCAATCTTTTTACTTAACATTAATTGTTTAATTGCCATGTTTATTCAACCTCTCTTTCAATTTTGCTTTTCTTACTTCTAATTGTTTTTCCTTATGCTGTTCAACTTCCTTGCTTCTTGCTGCAACTCCTGTATCTTCATAAGCAGGGAAAGTACAAACACTAACTTCATGTAAATCTACGCCTGTAATAGTCCACTTAACTGTTCCATCATCACGCCAATCAGTTTCTTCAGATGTGACATTAAAACCAAAACTACATTGGTCTACATCACCACGTTTAACACGTTCATAAAGGTTAACTGCATCTGTATCATTAGGATTAATTTTAATGCTACCCCATAACCCTCTAGAATCTGTTTTAAGTTCTAATGTACCAGCTTTATTTCTTCCTAATACAAGAGTTGTATCATGGTTTATTAATGCTCTTATATCATTACTTAAAGTATCATCAAGTGCCTGTGGTGCTATTTCTTCATATGCACCAGTCCATAATTCAGTTTGGCTATTAAAAACTACAAAGTAACCTTCAATAGTCATATTTTCACCTTCAGATCTTGTTTTAAGTTCTGTTTTTAAGCTTCTGGTTTGCTTCTTATTTCTATCCATTACCATCACCCCCTTGATTTAATTTCTTTTGATCTCCAATCATTCCAACTGGTATAAAATTCTCTAATATAACAAGCTCATCTAAACCAGGTAAAGGAGGTTTGTTTATCCAGTCTCTTACTTCGTTACCCGTCATCATTCCTCTTATATATAAATTAGAACCTACATCAGACAGCTCTTTCATGTCATATGCATAAAGCGATTGAGGATTAAGTTTAAAATATAAATCTGGACCATATAACAATCCTTTTGTAAGCACTTGCTGAATTATTTCAGCAATAGATTTAATTCTTGTATTAATAAAATTGTTATATTCATCCTTTGTATAACTTCCAACACCTACTATAAATGCAGGAACATCTAATATTGCAGCTACAGTTCTTTTATCAATCTGAACAGCATCATTAATTGCTAAATCTGTAAGGCTTAAAGGCTTTACAGTTTCAATTTTCATTAAATCAGCAGGTACTACCCAAGGTTTACCCCCGCTAGTTTCAGATATATATTTCTCAAGTATAGCGTCTCTTCCTTCTTTACTTGCCATTTCTTCATTGAAAGCATCAACCGAAATAATTACACTCGGCTTCCACTTATCAGACATAAATCCATTTTTAGTAGCAGTTGCCTGTTTAAGATTTTTAACTATATCTCTTAATACAACTTTATAGCCAGTACCTTTCCATGGATAATTAGGATCAGGATTTATTGCAAAATGTAATACTTCATCATAGTTATATGTTTTTCCATTGTAAAGCACATTGTATCCAGTTGGTGTCTCTATAAAACTTACTCCACTAGCCTTTAACGGAATCAATTCATCAATTAATCCATCAACTATTTTAGGATATATAATACAATTACCATTTCCCTCAAGGAGCATTGTATAAACTATGTTATATACCCATGATTTACGTGTCATAAGACTATAAGGATTGATGTCTATCTTTCTAGATAATTCATTCTTGATTCTTATATCTCCATTGTCTGTATTCTGCATTAAATGGATTGTCATACTCGATACCAAATCTGCTATTTTGTGAACTGCCATTTTAACCTCTGGGTTATCACTTAAGCGTGTATATCCTTGAACACATAAAGTATCATATGCATCAGTACTAAGAAACCAACTTAAAGCATTTTGGGTTGTAGGCTCTGCTCTTGTCTTTCCTATATTTTTTCTCTTTCTGCTCTTTTTCATGTTCTCACCACCTTTCAAGAGAATAATAAAAAGCCTTAATTTCTTAAGACTTATTTAACAACATAATTTCTTTCTTTTTTATATACATCTACATAAGTTTCATCCTTATCGCCATTATAAGTAATTTCAAAATAAGGAGCTCCCTTAGCTGTGGCACTTAATAGTGCTTTCTTATTTTGTAATGTCTTACAACTCCAAACAACAAATATTTCATCTTTTGACATATTCGGATTTCCTAAATATACTGCCACTATACTTTTACACTTTTCTATAAATTCATTCATTATCTAACTTCCTCCTAACAATTATCCTTTAAGCCACTTACTAGCTGACCCTACCTTTTCCATATCTTCTAATTTTCTTACACAAGCAAAAACAGCAGCATCAAATATATCTATTCTTTGAGTACCACCATCACCATCAACTTTTTCATACTGAATCATATCATCAGTCTTTTCTATTGCTCTTACATTTTGTACACAATATTCAAAACAATCAGCATGAAAATAATATAAATCACCATCTTTAGCCTTTTTCTCTATATGTCTAAAACCTTCAGACTTTTTATAAAAATATTGTGGCTGGTCAATTATATTAAAGCCAGCTTTCTTCATTCCAATAAAATATTCTCTAGCAAATTTTCTGTCATGACCTACTTGTTTTATTTTAAATCCTTTTTTCTTCATGTTTTTAAACCAGTTAACAACCTCACTTGTATTAGTTGTAGGATTATTTGACATATCTAGCCAACCATCATCTTCCCAACCAAATAACGGTATTCCATCTTCGTCAGCTTTCTTTGCTGCCATAACAATAGGAAACCAAGCATGAGGGATAATTATATCTACATCATGCATTTCACCATTATCATCCTTATATGCATTATAATAAGTTCCATACAAAGTGCTTGCAGTTAAATCATGTAGCTTTGACAAGTCAGCACCACCATACCATTGTATAGGAAACTTTAATACATCCTGCAATGTCCAATTATATTTTCTATCAGATGCTCTAAATTCATCAATATCAAAATATGCTTTTAAAGCAGCAGTATAAATATTAAGTGACTTGGCAAGAAAATCTTTTCTTTGTTGAGGATCATTCATTGCCTGTAGAGAATCATTAAGAATATCATCAGGTCGAATTGATACTCCATAAGCTGGGTTAGCCTTTTCATGTTCTATAGGATTTGTATAATCAACTTTCCCTTTTTTATCTTGATCTGCTTTAGCAATAAACACAAAATACTGTTCATCTTTAACAGTCCCATTAAGTATTTTTTTACAATATTCTAATTTCCTATAGCAGAATGAATTCATATTATCACCAGCAGTAGTAATACCTATCATTAATTTATTTGTATATGCCTTCATTGCCTCTTTAATGATGTTATATTGCTTAGGTGTTTTATAAGCATGTATTTCGTCTGCAATCCCAATATTACAATTAAGTGAATCTTGGCTATCTGGATTAGCTGCTAAAGCTTGAATATAAATACTACCATCACCTAAATCTCCACTTATAGAATGTTCCTGGTTATTATCAATTACTCTAAAATTTTCTTTTTCTCCCATTTGCTCTAAATTAAAATTTATAAAATTAAAACTTTCAAGTGATTGCTTAAGAGCAGCAGCAGTTATATATACTTTGCTTCCACTTTTTCTTTCTAGCAATCCTAATGCCCAAGCTAAAGCAGCTGCAAAAGAAGTCTTTATATTTTTACGAGGTATAAAAATAAATGCTTCTTTAAATCGTCTTATTTTTGTTCCCTTTTTATAGAAACCAAGTAGATTATATATTTGAAATTTATGAAATGGCTCTAATAAAAATGGTGAATATCTTAATGGTGTTCCATCCAATCTTTCACCTTGAGCATGTACAAATGTTTTTTCTATTATTCCAATAACAAATTCAGCATCTTTAGGATTAAAATCATAATCTTTATTCTCTAAATCATTTATAAATCTTTGACAACCTTGTATCTGTTCCTTATTAGCTAATTTTTTACCTGTTATAATATTTTTAGCATACTCCATTACTAAATCATAATTTTTAAATTTACTATTGTCCAAGTTCACTCAAAGCCTTTCCAAGTTTACTTACTTTTTTCCCTGGAGCTTCACTTTTTATTTTTTTTAATCCTGCTGGAGTAAGCCCAAGAATATTTTCATGATTAACTATATCTTTACGCAATGTTTCTATCGCTAAATATAAAGCTGTCTTTCTTATATTTGTAAACCCTGCTTTATTTGTATACTCTTCTGTTATTTTGCATCCACCTGCATAAAACTCACTTGTTAATTTATTATATTGTTGTCTCATTTCAGAATAAGCTCTAATAGTTGCATTAAATTCGGAACGATAAGTGCCAATATTTTGCATGTCTTTAATTGTTTGTTTTTCAATTTTTCTCATTTCTTTTTCTTCTGGAGTTTTAACTGCCATTGACCCTTACCCCCCTTTTTTATTTTTTTCGCTCTATTGGAAAGAGTTCCACTCCCCGGTCTCCTAAGACCTCTTTAAATTTATTTTAAGGTGGGGGGATATAAATTTTTTTCTTTTGGATTCTCTCAATTAAATTTTTCCCTAAGTCTGTTAATTCATTATTAGTACGATCATGCATCTTATCATGACATTTACTACATAAACTAATTAAGTTATTATTATCAAATCTTAAGTCATAGTTAAACTCTAAAGGTTTAATATGATGTACTGTAGTTGCTCCTGTAGTCTTCCCATACCTCTTACACTCTTGACATAGATAATTATCACGTTTCAATATATTCTGTCTTTTATTTTTCCATTTAATTGTTTTATAAAACTTTATCACCATACCACCTTCTTTTACATAATAAAAAGACACTTAGTATTACCTAAATGTCTCTTAAGTTTAACAATTATGATTTGAGGACTTTCTAATAGCTTTTCCATGATATCATTATATATTAATTAAAGTATCATTAAAATACCATCTTTTTACCTTTTATTTACCAATCTAATTTTATTCCATCAACTCCAAATAATAGTATTCCAAGCCTGTCTAACATCTGTTTTATCCATCTTTTAGGTGTATTAATTCCTGTATTTAAAGCCTCTGCAATCTTTTCATAACTCATTCTTTCTATATAATACATTCTCAATGCTCTATATTTTTCTATTGTTCCCTCTTCTTTTTGTTCATCCTCTAATATATCCAATGCATTCTCTATATGAGTTGTCATTATTAGAGTTTTTGTTTTACTTTGCTTTATACTTAATATAAATAATTCATCACACTCATTTTCTTTTAAATCCATATCTACAATCTTCTGTAGATCATTAACATCTGATACCGAATAATTAATATGTTTCTTAAAATCATTGTAATTTTTCATAAGAAGCTTTGTATTCCTGAATGCCTTTTGTTTTATTTTATTCTTTTGTTTCTTCTCATATTTTTGAATAGTTATTTCAACTATCTCTTCAATATTTATTGATTCCATATTCTCACCTCTATTACTTACCATATATTCTTCTACGTTTTAAATATAATACTTGTCTATTCTCAACTCTTCTCTTATATTTTAAATATGCTTTCTGTCTTTGGATAATATAATTCACTTGTCCATAATTCTTCTTTATCCAACTTACTATTGGTTTCATTATCTTTCTAACTGTTTCTTTTATCCAATCATATAATTTCTTAATATTTTGTAATATCTGTTGTCTTTGTTCTTCTGACAATTTAAATTTCATTTTTACTCTCCTTTATTCTGACTTTATAAGTATTGTGTATTAGTTATTTAGCCAATTATTATCCATGTAATAAAATCCATATACACATAATGCAGTTATTACAATCCATACACCCCAAAATATATAAATATATATGCCTGATGTTAAATTCTGCAATGTTTGCTCTATTGTCATATTTTTAAAGAACGGTACATTTTTCTGTTCTATATTCCCATTTGATAAATTACTAAATATAGTCCCTGTAGAGCTAATTTCATATCCATAATACTTATTCCTTATATCTGAGGATTCATATTTAGTTGTTATATAATCTCCACTAGGTATATTGAATTGAGATGTTTTAAATTCAATTCCTAAAAATACTACTTTCTGAGATTCTTTATTATCCCTACTCACTTCATCCCATGTATAATATACCTCAGTATGAGATTTTCCTTTACTATCTGTAACTGTTCTAGTATGCATAGTGTATTCTTCTTTTATCTTCTCAACAGCTAAATATTCCCCTCCGATTTCAGGATATGTCACAGTATCTTCGGCAACCAAATCTCCATATATAAAAGCATTTCCTACACTAGTATCTAATCCGTATTGAAATAACTCTGTAGCATTTACATGAATAGCTCTATAATATTTTGAATTTTGGTCCATCATATGATTACTTAACTTGTCTCCAATAGATAATCCTAATATAAGCATAATCGCTATGATAATTACGCTGGCAACTACTTCTCTTTTAGTTATCTCCATAATTATTTATCTCCAAATAAATTTTGTGGTGCATCTGAAGGAGCATTATAATTTAAATAATTATAGTTTTGAACTTCATAGCCGAGAACATTAAGAAACTGTTTATGTGGGAATCCTTTAACGTAACGATTATATTCTTTAACTTGTTGATTATAGTTGCTTCTATGCTGTGCAATTAAATTCTCTGTGGTACTTAATTCATTCATTAGTTGCTTATAGTTACCATCAGATTTTAATTGTGGATACGCTTCAGCCGTTGCAGTTAACATAGTAGTAATTTGTTCTATATTTATATCTTTAGCACTTCTACCATCGACTACTGCTTTAATAGTCTCTGATTCATGCTTGTCATAGTTTTTTACACAATCAACCAAATTCTTAATTAAATCAACTCTCCTTTTCTCTTGTACTTCAATATCTGAATTTGCTGTTTTAATTTGCTCCTCAAACGATATAGCCTTATTTTGACTACCTTGTACCAAAAATACTCCTAGTAAAATTATAAGTATTACACTAGCTCCACCAATTAACCACATTTTTAAATTTTTCATAACTAATTCCTCACCTTCATATTTTTAATTTACTTCGCCTTTTCTGCATATTCAGTATTATTTCAATTTAATAAATCCATCTCCGTTTATCCATCTTAATTCATTAGTTTGTAATGTTGCATTTGTAACAATGCAGCCTTCTCTTGTTATAGATCCTACGATTGTAAGTATTTCATCTTTACCAATATTATCTGGAACTACTATATTTACATTTAATATCTTAGGCATGTCTCTCACTTCCAATCTGCATATTCTGAATTAATTTATTTTTTTGAATAAACGTGTTGGCGCGTGATATTTCCTACCATCTACACATCTAATCATTGTTTGCTCTTCACATGCTGTTGGGACATATTGCTTTATAACTATTCCAGTCACACCACTTGCTATGCAAATAACTTTATCTCCATATTTAAAATCATTCATTACTGCTCTACCTCATTTCCTCTACAATTTTATTTTCAACGCACTCATTCCATAAATGATAAGCTTCCTTTTTTTCTTCATTTACAACCATCCATGCGCCTTCTAAAAATTGAACTTCTCCAACAATATCTATATCTGAGTTCCCTAATAACACTGAATATTGATGAACTGTATCCCCTTCATAAATGCTGTCTCCATCAATATCATTTATTCCAGTATTTCTAAGTACTTCCCATTCATTTAAGTTATAATCTGTTGTATCACCATTTTCACTTGTTATTATGCAAACCATACCTTCCATTGGATATATATTATCTATATAACCGAAATCTAATATGACTCCTGTTTTTATTTCTCTAATCTTAAAATCTAATTCTTCTAAATTCATGTTTCTACACCCTTTCTGACTATTGTTCATTTATTGGATTAATAAATATAGCTGTAATAGGATTTTGATTTTTATCCACACCATTAGTTACTTCATCAATTTCATAACCTTTATTTTGACTATAGCATTCTATATATACTTCTCCTTCTTGGTCTTCTCTCTTTAAGTACTCTATTAATTCTTTAACTTTCATATTCAACAACTCCATTCTTCTCTAATATCCATTTATTTGATATTTCTTCAGCTAATATAAATGGGCAATTCCTCCAGTTATCAATTGTTGAGCTAAAAAATTTTAGCTTTGTTTTTCCCTCTACATTTTCAATTCTATATTTATCTTTTGACTTTAAACTTGTAATTATTATGTCACCATCTTCTAACGCTTTCTTATACGCATCTGAAAATTCATATTCCTTTGGCTTTATTTCTTTTTGCATTTGGATCACCATCTTTTAAATAGTTTAATTTTATTAATTCCTCTTCAACAGCTTGTTTAATATCTATTCCTTCTTTTTCAATTCTTTCTTGTGCTATTGGTGCAACTTTATCCACTATATCTTTAATTATTCCCATACTCTCTCTGCTCCTCTGTTACATAAGGATCTAATTTCTGACTTGCTAAAATTGTCCTATTATCATTAGTTCCATATTTTAAAATACAATCATACATCTTTTCCCTTAATAGTTCTGTTTCTTTCTCTTTCATCTTCAATACCCCTCATATACATTTTTTAAAATTTTATCCGCTCATAAGTAAAAAATTAACTGTTATTAAGTTCTACCCTATGCCATGTCAATAAACTTCTTAAGCAATCCAGTTCCAACCTCTTATTTCTTAATGCTTCCTGACATACTGTATACTTATTTTCTGCTAATCCTCTTTTTAATCTTAAGTTACTTATTCTTTCATCACCTTTTGCTATATCATTAATAATCGTTGTTGCACATTTTTCAGTTCTTAGCTGCAACAGCTTCTTACTTAATTGAATTTTATATTGCTGCTCTGCATACTCTTTTTCCTGTCCATACCTAAACAACTTTGTATTCAATTCACTAAGTTCTCTTTGTGCCTTTTTAATTTGATCCATTATATCTTGTGGATTCATACTATTCCTCCATTGTTAAAAAGGCATGTCCCCTCCATCTACTGGTGTTATATCCTCTTCAAATATGTCTTGATTCATATTTCCAAAATTATTAGAACCATCATTCTGATTTACTTCACCCTTATTCCCTAGAAACTGAACACCACCAAATTGATCTGCTACTACTTCAGTAATATATCTCTTAGTACCATCTTTAGCATCATAACTTCTAGTTTGAATTTTTCCGCTAATAGCAACTTGTCCGCCTTTACTCATATAATTTGCAGTGTTTTCAGCTTGTTTACCCCATATTACTATAGGAATAAAATCAGCTTCATTTTGGTTAGTCTTTGGATTATATCTATCAACTGCTAATGTTAAAGTTGTTACCGCTGCACCACTTCCAGGTGTAAATCTAAGTTCAGGATCTTTAGTTAATCTTCCTATTAAAACTACTTTATTCACTTTTTATCCCTCCATCTTTGAAAAATATATTCTTATTTTTTAGTTTGTTTTTTAGTTCACTTACCTTTTTAAATTCTTCATCTGTCATTTTATTTAAATCACATGCATAAGGACAATTTGCTTCTTCACTAACAAATGCCATATTCACATCATCTAATGCATGATATATTTCACAATTATCATAATCACATTTTTTACAGCCAACACATCTAAGTTCAGATACTTCAACAACAAGTTCCTGAAATAATTCCCTCTTCATTTAATTTCTATTCAATTAAACGACTTAGCCAGTCAACACATAACTGATGCTTATTTTCTTCTGTACAATCTGATGCAAAATCACAAAATTGTCCTTCACATTTACATCTACTACAAAAAAATACTGCCATTTCATCTATGTTAAATTCTTTTATTAAATCGAATATTTTTTTATTTAAATAATTTGGTACTTTTTGTTCCACTATTTCTCCTGTATCCAAATCAATAGTTTCATTATTTGTATTTGTGTCCAAATTGGATACATCTTCATTTATTTTTTCTTTCTTAACTTCTGATTTTTTCTTTACATCTTGGATTGTTATGTTACCTTTTCCCTTAAGTTCTTTGTAAACTTCCTGTTGTTGTTCCTCTGGTAATTTTGATGCTTCATATGCTGTAGAAATATTTATATTATCTCCTTTAAATTCTTCTTTAAGATTCTCAGATAGGTTCTTAGATATACTTTCCATTCGTGCAACTTTACTTGTAGCAACATTTAATATATCAGCTACAATCTCTCTTACTCTTCCTGGCAATTTTTCTTGTTTCTTATATTCTATTAATAATTCTCTTAATTTCTCTGCTTGCTGGGTTTTCTCCCACTCTGTTAATTGTCTTGCCGTTGAATTAGTTATTAGTAATAATAATTTGCTTCGTAAATCCTCTTCCTCTGTCTCTATTTTGCAAGGAGCATATCTGAATACATCTTTACCCTCTTCTACAAGTTCTTTTAATGCTAAATGCCTTCTATGACCTGCAATTATTTCATATTTATCATTTTCTATTTTTTTAACAACTAAATTTTGTTGTATCCCAAATACTTCAATAGAATTTTTCAATTCAGTTATTCCTTCTTCATCAATTGAATAGAAATTATTATCTGATGGAATAAGGTCATTAATATCTACAAGTATTGTTTTGAATTTTACTGATTTTTCTTTCTGCTTAACATCTGTATTATTAGAATTATTCAACAATTCCATCATATTAAATTTAGCCATAACAGTTATTCCTCCGTTTTATCTAAATATTCCTCTACTAAATCAATATAATCTTTAGATGCTCCACAACGTTTTGAATATTCCAATATTGGTTGATTAGCAAATGTACTTTCGTCAACTTTTACAGTCCTTCGTATATGAGTTTTAAACATTGGATATTCTGTATTATTGTTTAATAGCTCCTCACCCTGTATATTCACTTGGTTTTTTGAATACTGTGTTATAAAGCAACCTTGCAATTTCAATTTTGGATTCATTTCTTTTGCATTTTCTATCTGCTCCATCAACTCTTTCATTCCATCAAATGCGAACTGGTCAATCTTTATTGGAATAAATACATCATCTGAAGCTACTAGAGCATTTATTACGCTTATATTTATATCTGGTGGATTGTCAATTATGCAATAATCATAATTACATTCAATCTGCTTTAATGCCTTTTGTAATCTGTTATGTTGTGGTCTTCCAACATCCATAATCACATTAAGATTTGCTTTTAATAGTCTCATGTCTGCTGCAATTACATCTAAATTTCTATACTGTGTAGGTGATATCGTATCTTCAATATCAATTTCCTTATCAACCATAATATCAGCTATACTTAATTCCTCTTCATCATGTAATCCAAATAACTTAGTTGTATTACCTTGCTTATCATTGTCCACAAGTAAAACCTTTTTATTGTGGACAGTTGCCAAAATATGTGCAATATTTATGCTACTCATTGTTTTAGCAACACCACCTTTTAAATTAATAATTGAAATTACTTTCATTGAAAAACCTCTTCTCATATTTATTTTAAAATTTGAACTCATTCATCATCTTAAATGTGATAGTCTTCTTTGTATTCTGTCTTTATTTTCTGCCCAATGCATTCCAGCTTGTTTCTTTCCTTCCTCTACTCTTTTCCTTCTAATTTCAATATCTCTAACTGTCTTTTCTGCAAATTCATGAGGTGTCATTTTTTTATATTTCATACATTGTACCCCCTGTAAATTCTATAACCAAAGTATCTTAGTTAAAGTATCTTCTGAATCCAAATAATTCTCTATAACATCTCTAGCATTAAGCCATCCATAGCAAACCTCTACTCTATAATTCATATCTCGTAACCTTTTTATCCAAATATCCTGCATAGAGCTTGTCTTATTTCTTCCTACTTTTAACTCTATATACAATCCAAAGAATCCATCTTTTGCAACTGGCAAGCATATATCTGGTACACCAGCTTTTACACCTTGTCTTTTTAATGCTGCTCCTTCTTTTGCTTCACGCTTTCCACCATTAGGAACATGATATAAAAGTTCTAACTCTTGATACTCTTGTCTTGCTAATTGTGCCCATTGAAATAATGCTGCTTGTTCACTTGCTTCACTCATTTTTATCATTCCTTTTCCTCATTCTCACATACAAATAAACTCCAGGTGAATCATCACTGTAATATGCTCTATAATCTTTATAGGTACAGTCTGTAAATTGCTTTTCAAATATATCTTTAAATATTCCTGGATTGCTTATAAGTTTAAGAGCTCTTCTTCTTGTAAAGCCTGTCCTACTTATTGATACTTTAGGTTTTTTAAGATTTCTTGATGCACTCCATCTTTCAGGACCTTGATTAGATATATATTTTGCAACCCCTGTCAATTGAAAATCATCAGGTTTAAGTCTTTTACTATCTGCTCTTCCTCTTCCCCATAAATTTTCAGCTTCATCCCTGTTCATTTTATTAATTATTATGTGATGATGTATTCTAATTTTTTTACTATGTTCAGGATTATTTTCAAATCCTATTGAATATATATATTTAAGTTCTGGTAATCCATTTTTCTCTCTGTATCTCTTTAATCTTCTTATATAATTCTGTATGTCTTTTCTAGCTGTTTTTTCATCTGGTAAATATCCATCTTCATATGTCAAAGTTATGAATAAATCATCTTTCTCAAAATTTGTATTTATCAATCTGATTACTTTTTTCTCTGAATTCTTTTTATTCAATTTCTTTTGTGATTCTTTGCTCTCATTTTTCTGTTTACTTCTTGTCATATTATGCTTACATTTCCATATTGGATAAACTTCAATTTCTACCATATCCCCACTTGTTACTTTCTTTCTCATGTAAACATAATTACTATTCATTCTTAAATCTTCTATCTTTTCTTCTCTTGTCTCTTCCCTAAGTAACTTGCTATATATTGATTCATAATCATAATCTTTATGTTTCTTCTTCATGTGTCTACCCTCTTATAAATTCTATATGGTTGATTTATTAATACCCATTACAAGACCGTTTAACGGTATAAAACCGTTTAAAAAATTGACACATTCAATGCATAAAGTTATAATTAAATATAGAGATAATATTTATGCATTGAATTAAGAAAGTGTTTTTGTTTGGTCGCAATCACTTTCTTTTTTGTGTCTAAAATTCATTCTTCCATTATAAAAAACCACCTGTTATTTTTTTATTTCTTCTAAACAATCTTTACAAATATTTTTTCCCTTATAACTAATTACATTTCTTGCTTCTCCACAGAATATGCATGATGGATTATATTTCTTCATTACTATTTGTTCTCCATCTACAAATATTTCAACTGCATCCTTTTCGGCTATTCCTAATGTTCTTCTTAATTCCATCGGAATAACAATTCTTCCAAGCTCGTCTACTTTTCTTACAATTCCTATACTTTTCATTCTTAACCCTCCAAATATATTATTATTAAGCTTCTTTTACATTTTCTTTTGCAAAAGGCATTGTGAACATTCCTATTTCTAACTTAGTTTTCTTTAGTTCTTCATCTAATTCTTCAATAGTGTAAATTCCTCTACTGTGTAAAATATCCCACGCTTTTTCTACTGTCATTTCTTCTGTTTTTATATTTTTCATTTCCTCGCCCCCCCTCATATTCAATTAAATGGCATTAAATTATTTAAAAAATAAGATTATTTAGACCTAAGTTCCCTATATTCTTCATTAGAAATTAGCTTTAATTTTCTAATTGGCTGCTTTGGATTAGCAATACTAATGGCTCTCATTAATGATTCTTCATCAATTAGAATTGTTTTTGTGTCTTTATCAAATAATAAAGCTGATAAATAATTATCAACTCCTGTCCATTGAAGAGTATGCATTATCTCAAATGCTATATTTAGTTCTTTACATTTTGAACATATTGATAAAATTGATTGCTCTTGAACTGGTACTTCAGGAGCAACCTCTTCTGTTCCATCTATATCAACTCTACATTCTTCTTTTGCCTGTTCGAAAAGCCTATCAATTCTTTTCTTTACTACATTTAATGTTTCACTATCCATATCTGCATATTCTTGTGAATTAATATATACTTGCATCCATCCTCTATCTCGTATCATTATGTCTAATTCAAAAAGATCATATGGTTTAATTTCTCCATTAAGTAATTTTTCTTTATCAGGTCCTTTTAAAGCATTAACAAAATGAATTAACACCTCTTCATCAAACCAACCTTCTTCAATCTTTTCTTTTAATTTTTCCATTGGTACTGGTGATGTGAACTCTAACATTTAATTTGTCTCCTTTCTTTTCTCCTTTCAGCAAAATATGGTAAAATTATGTTGAAAGGAGGTGCTTATTTTGAAAAATTTTGATGATTTTTTATCAACTCTTAATCCAGACGTTATTGAAGCAATATCTGAAAAAGCTAATTCAAAAACATCTGATGTGAAAGGTATTCCTAATCTTGTAACTGCTATAGGTGTACAAAACATAACTATTACACTTGAATTACTCAAGCTTTATCATGATTGGTTACATAGCTAGATGCAATTTCAGATACCTTTTTAGAATCAATCTTTATTTCTAAATTTTCTAACTGCTCTTGAACTAGTACTTCAGGAGCAGTTTGTTTATTAATTTTTGTATATTGAATAGCATTTAAACAAAATTTTAAAATTGAAGTGGCTCTAATTACTAATGTTCCTTCCAAGTCTGTTAGTATTTTTTGAGCTACTTCTTTTTCTTTATCATCTATAAGTCTGTCGCTACTTAATGTATTGCTTTGAATAACATCAAGTTTTACATTATCCAACTAATTCACCCCCTTTCCTTTTTTCTGTGATAACATAGTCCAAATAGCTCCCATGATAAAGCTTTTTTCATTTTCATCTAGTTGTGCAAACATTGACATATCTCTATCAATTTTCTTTTCGAATTCTGGTGTTATTTTTCTTGTTTCCATGTTTCGTCCTCCTTATATATAAATGTTTCTTTTCTTCTACTAACTGCTTAACAAACTTGAATTACTACACAGATTTTGTAGTTGCTTGTTTTTTCAGATGTGATATTGTTGATTTTTATTTCGTCTATGTGTATATTATATTCTACTTCGTGTAATTGTGTCAACATATTTTTGTATTTTTTGTTGACTCCGTGTATTTTAAAATATATAATCATATTATGGGAGGTGAAAAAATGAATATCTTTGATAGAAAAGCCAAGAATGTTGGTGAAAGAATATCTCAAATTAGAAAAACATTAAAACTAAATCAAGAAGAATTTGGTGAAAAAATCAATGTTACTAGATCTGCAATATCCAATTATGAAAAGGGAACTCGTAATATTATGGATAGAGTTATTTTTGATATCTGTAGAGAATTTAATGTTAATGAAGAATGGCTTCGTAATGGTTCTGAGCCAATGTTTGTAAAAACTGCTAATGAATTAGTTGACCAGATTGCTTCTAAATATAACTTTAGTGTTGCTGAAAAACAAGCTCTTCAAGCATATGTTGAATTGAGCGATTCTGATAGAGAAAAAATAAGTGAACTTATTCAAAATATTTTTAGTGGATTTTTTAAGCTTAATAATGAAGAAGCTGCTACTACTGAAGATACTTCAACAAATAATATTGATTATGAAGTTGAATCCTATCGTAAAGAACTTGAAGCCGAGCAAAAAGGGCAAATATTATCAGCTTCAGGAAAGCCAAAAGGCGCTTAAATACTAAAGTAAAAGGATGTGAAATGTAATGCCAACTATATCTATGTTCTATGGTGTGCTTATTCAAATGTATAATAATAATGAGCATAACCCACCACATTTTCATGCTATATACGGAGAGTTTAAAGCTACTTTTAATTTTGATGGTGAAGTAGTAGAAGGCTCTTTCCCTAAGAAAAAGCAGAAACTTATTGCAGCCTGGGCTGTTCTTCATGAAGATGAATTAAACGCCAACTGGCAATTAGCTATGTCTGGTGAAACTCTTTATAAAATAGAACCATTAAAATAATTTTAGGGGTGATCTTATGAGCGATATTATAAGTAAAGGTGAATTATTATCAATAATCTCAGTTGATCCATTAGATAACTACATGTTATTGATAGAATTTAGTAATCATGAGAAACGTCTTTTTGATGTTAAATCACTTTTTGACAAAGCAGTTTATAAACCACTTAAAGATAAAAATTTATTTAATAAAGTTCATATTATTTATAACTATACTATTGCTTGGAATGATGATATTGATATGTGTCCCGATAGTTTATATCGTGATAGTATCCCTTATGTTAACTAATTCAAGAAAGGATGTAATTAGAATAGATAATAAAATTGAATTTTTATTACATCAGATTTTGAAAAATCAGAAAAATATTCAATCTGATTTAACAAAAATTAAAATTAAACTTGATTCTGTTCAGGATCATTTAAAAATTATAAAATAATCAGTAAAGAGTTATGATCTTCATAGCTCTTTAAAAATATGGAGGAAAAATGAATAAAAAAAGTGCAATTTACGTTAGAGTATCAACTTCACATCAAATAGATAAAGACTCTTTACCTCTTCAACGTAAAGATTTAATTAATTACTCTAAACTAATACTGGGAATAGATAATTATGTTGTATTCGAAGATGCTGGCTATAGTGGAAAAAATACAGATAGACCTGCATTTAAAGATATGTTTAACCGAATTAAAGAAGGTGAATTTAGTCATTTACTTGTCTGGAAGATTGATAGAATATCAAGAAATTTATTAGATTTCTGTTCTATGTATGATGAACTAAAAAAATATAACTGTACCTTTATAAGTAAAAATGAGCAGTTTGATACTAGTAGCGCCATGGGTGAAGCAATGTTAAAAATAATCCTTGTTTTCGCAGAACTTGAAAGAAAACTTACTGGTGAAAGAGTTGCAGCAACAATGCTTGATCGTGCTACAAAAGGTTTATGGAATGGTGCTCCAATCCCCCTTGGCTACAAATGGGATAAAATTATCAAATTCCCAGTAATAGATGATGAAGAAAGATTAACAGTTGAATTAATCTATAATAAGTACATTGAAACAGAATCAACCTCTGCGGTTGTAAAATATCTTAATCAACATAATATAAGAACTAAACGTGATGGTAATTGGTCAACTAAAACTGTTGGCGATATCCTTAGAAACCCATTTTATAAAGGAACATATCGTTATAATTTTAGAGAATCTGCTCGTGGCAAAAAGAAGAAGGAAAATGAATGGATTGTTTTAGATAATAACCATGATCCTATAATAGCTTTAGATTTATGGACTAAGTGTAATAATATTCTTGATGAAAATGCAAAGAAAAACAGTGCTCGCTTCAGAGCTAAGTCTAAAACACATATTTTTGCTGGATTACTTGAATGTGGAGAATGTCACAAAAGCTTTTATTCTAAATCTGATAAAACAAGTTTAGATGGATATACTCCAAGCATATATACATGCTCAAGTAGATATAACCATTTAGGTTGCAATCAAAAAACAATAAGCGATACCATTATAGGTAATTTCACTCTGAATTTTATTTCAAATATGATTAAATTATCTAAAACTTATAAAAAACTATCTCCTGAAGATATTGAAAAGAATTTACTTTCAGGATCTTCTTTTAATGATGTAAAAGGAATAATTGAAATTGATGATATTTTTAATTCTTTTTATAATACTTCAAGTAAAATATTTAAGCCTAATAAACAAGAAACTAAACCAGCAAATATTGATTTAAATAAATTGGATGCTGATTTAAAGAAACAACATAGAGCATTAGAAAGACTTGAAAATCTATATCTATATGATGAAAAAGAAATGTCTGAAAAAGATTATATACTTAAGAAAAATATTATTAATACAAAAATAAAGGAAATTGATGCAAAGATAAAATCATCTGCTACAATTTCCACATCAACATATAATATTAACTTTTTTCTTAATACTGCAACACTAGAACTCTCAAAAGAAATAATTGAAGGAAATATAAACATGAAATCATTAATACAGCGTGTTGGCAGAGATATAATAAAAGAATTTGTTAATAGCTTGATTACCAAAATAACCGTTCGTGATAGAAAAGTTATAAGCATTCAATTTACGAATGGTCTAATATCAACATTCATATACGAGGTCTAA